AGTAAACACAGGGAAGGATTCCTCTTCGCCTAAGATCACATTATAATCCACCATCGGATTATATGTCCCAGAACCAGGAGGAGCAGGGTTCCTTGGAGGAACACCTAGATTACTCCCTGCCGTTACATTGGGAATATTAGTAAACGTTGGAGGGCCTCCAATAGCAGGGTCATCCCCTACAATTCGACGCCCGCCTTTACCTAGATAAAACCCTAGATTACGCCGCCTTTCTAGCTCATCTGCTACCGCTTGAGCTTGCTGGGCAGCAATGAGTGCTAATTCTGCATCTGAGAATTGTATTTGTCCTGATCTTGGGTCTGCCATATCTAACCTCCTGCTGGTCTAATCATACCCAGATTGGCTAACCTGGATTCTATTCCTTGTGCGCCTGGCCTGGGAGTTCCTGGCGGAACTGAAGGGCCTGGCGGAGCGACTGGTGCTGGAGGAGGAACCCCTAATCCAGCGTTAGGCATTACCTGTGGAGGTAACCCTGGCCCTGCGCCATTCATCCCAGGCCCCATCATCCCAGGAGGCATCATACCTGGCGGCATCATACCTGGCGGCATCATACCTGGCGGCGGGCCTGGAGGAGGAGCCTGTGGTTGCGGAGGAGCTTGCGCTGCCTGCATTTGTGCCTGCATTTGTGCCTGCTCTGCTATCTTAGTCGTAAGCAACCTCATCAATTCTCCCTGGTAAAACTCAACCAAATCCTCCCTGCCCTGTCTAAGTGCAGTTTGAAGTAAAGTCCAAAGCTGCGCTTCAGGAAGCGTGGTTTCTGCAACTTGCATCTTAATGGAGTCTTCCATTGCGTCAGCAGATTGCAGTCCTAAGATATTATCTCTAATGAATGTATCAGAAAGCAATGGAGTTTCGCCTTCTCTTGCTATCTGAGCCATACTCATCTTACTCATTTCATCTTGTGGCAGTTGACCGATGAGTGTAACTTCCACATCACCAGAGTCTTTAATCATATCTGGAGTAATTTCTTCTCTGAAATACATTCTATTCTGATCTTGCCCTGATAATTCCATGGATTTAAATGCGCCTGTAATATACTGGTCACAAATAAGATGGAACATACTTCGATATGCCCGTTCAAGTGCTTTAAGCCTGGGAACAAGCATACTCTCGACTCCCTGCCTAAGAGTATTAATAGCGAAACCAGATAATTGAAACTCTAATTGCCCGTAGATTGAGTGAGGCAAGCCTCCACGCTGCATTTCGCCTGCAACGAGACTCATAAATGCGCCGGACTCCTTAGCCATTTCAAGCAATCCAAGAGGTTCAACGTCTTCACCCTGACCGAGTGCGATTTCTGAACCTTCCTTGTATGGGTCTTCCTCTAATGTCTTAGTTCCGTCCCTTGACTTTACCTTAAGCCCTTGTTTACGGGAACGAGCGGTAAGCTCTAGCATGACTGACATCATAAAATTATGTTTATCGTACAAATCCCTTGAGGCTTTAAAGCAGGATTCGCCGTAGTCTTCCATAGTATCGAGATTACCTGTATCGGTAATCGCTTGAACCAAGGGAGTTGAACCGACTGGCCCTAAAAACACAGGAACTTTTTCTGATCCATGCTTAGTTCTCTTCTTAAGAACCTGGTCATCGGTACAGACTATATTATCTTCTTTATCATAAAAGTCATAAACGTCAATAGCGTCGTCATCATCAAGGTCAGCATTCTCTCCACCAACATCGACTCCCCATATAGCCTTAATTTCAGATGGAGTCTTCTTAGTCTTATAGCAAGCCCAAGCAAGCCCGTGTTTACCTTCTCCCCAGTAAGTGTGCATTGCATCCCAGGGTTGAATATCAACGTAAGTCTCGCCTTCATCGTCTTTAACTAATAATGCACGACCTGCGTACCATCCACGTAAACAGGCATACCATGCAAGCTGCTGCCTAACTCCTGGCTGGAACCTCTCAGTTAGCCTGTCATCAGCAGCTTTTAGGACTCCAATAAGGAATCTTTCTTTCGCATCGTTATTTTCTCGTTCTTCTCGTTCAGAGTTATTGTAAGGAACCCTAACCACCATCTCCGCAGAGGTAAGCCATGAAATAAGTTTATCTGCATAGACTTGTGGTTCATTAGATGTATAAGACTGAAACCCTTCTCCCGCATCGAACTCTTCTAAGCGGTAGAGTTTGTGGTCGTCGTCCATACGGGTACGTAGTGGTTCCGTTAAATCATAGTGATTATCGACAAGAGCAGTAATTTCTTCCGGTTTATAATTTGCCATTTACCAACGCCTTACTTTAATTGTATTACTACCAGTAACATAACCGTAACCATAGCGATTTATAAGACCATAAATTATGGCTTTAACGCCATGATTATACTGATCTTGTGGCGTTTCGCCAACTATATTTCCATCCCTATCCATTTTCCACCTGTACGCACGGGTTTGTCCGTCGAAGGGATTTGGCTGTATCCCGAACTCAGAAAGGATTCCTTTACACTTTGGGTTAAAAACAATACGAGGCTCTTTCTGATCGACGGGATCGGTCTTTAGAAAAGACTTCAATCTTTCCGTTCCGTCGTTAATTCTTATCTTCTGTGAATCAAAATAGATTCCAGTTCGCTCCAGCCATCTTTCTGCTGGCGCAGCCATTGCCTGATGCTGATACCCTGCTATATCAATCACTCCAAACTTTGCGTCCCTCCACCAAGGGCGGGACTGGGCAATATCTATCATTTCATCTGTCACCAGGTCACGTTCATAGATTTCATCTATAACTCTTATCTGGTCATTAACAACTTGAACTATTTCGCAAGCGTATGCTTCTGCGTATCCTGGGTCTATCCAAATATGAACAGGAACATCAGGCTCATACTTCACATCCTGAATATGGATATCCGCTCTGATTTCCGTAAACACCATTCCCTGTGGTGGTGATGGGATTCCTTCGATTCTCTCCATAAAGAAATCATCTGAGCTTGCCTTCTCCAGTGCCAGAATTTCAGGGTCTTGCCTGCCGCCTGGGTAAAGATACTGATTAGAATAGCTGGGCAATGAGAACGATTGTTCGTCTTTTGAAGAGGAGTGCTGCCATGCCTGGAACATTTGAGGGTACCAGCCAAGTGATCCTTCAAAAGTACCTGCAAGAAACATCCAAGCCCGTTTAGGAGCGCACCTGCCACGCAGTCTATTGAAGGTTTCTAAGTCTAGCTGAGACGCCTCGCACCCTATAATACCGTTAGGCGCACGCATGGCAAGAGTTCTTGGGTCTTTAGCAGACTTAGTTTCAATTCTAGTCCCATCGGCAAGAACTATTCTTCCTGGATCAACACGTTTAGTAGCTTCTTTAAGGAGTCCGAGGGTACTAAAATCTTGAACGAGGTATTCAAATTCTGCTCTGGTTCTTTCGTAGTCAGCGGCTACGAGCCAGTAGAGTCCCTCCTCCTCACCTTCGAGGAATCTTCCGAGGAGGTACTTAGAGGCAACCATGCTCTTACCGGCTTGTTCTCCGCCTGCAACAAGAACAAATCTTTTTCTTGAAGAGAGTATAGGTTTCTGCAAATCAGTAGGAGAAAAATCTATCTTCTGATAAATATAATCCTGTACTTCATTTAATGCAGGGACATCTTTGACTACCATTACGAATCATTCCGTTTTTCCTTAAGAACGGTTTCTGCCTGAGCCTTAACTGCTTCAGGGAATTCAGCACCACTCTCTTTAGGAAGCTGCTCAATAACAGGAGTAGCTTCTCCGACGATAGTTTTCAGTTTATTTCTAAGCTCCAGCAAGATAAACCTAGCCGTCTCATCCACGTCAACCGCTTTAGGGCGGTATTTATCGGGCTTATGAGCATTCAGTAATGTAATAAGCAAAACCGGATTATCTGTAGGTTTCTGCTGTTGAATCCTTTGGAAGGCCATTTGTTCTAAAGAATCAGCGAACTCTTCTTTTGCTTCCGCAAATCTCTCTCGGAACCCTTCGTAATCAAGTTTATCCCATTTAGTAACAGTGTTACGGTCAATATTTGCGATCTTAGAAGCATGAGTAATAGTTCCGACTTCTCTATAGGCTTTAAGAAAGTCTGCCTGCCTCTTTAGGAGGCCGTCCCTCGTATGATTACCTCCACGGTTGCCGGTAACTTTTACTTTAGGCTTGGGCATTTAATACTTCTTGCCCTTCTTCATTTTCTTTTTCTTAGGTGGACGTCCTCTTTTTGTACCGTATGTTCCAATACCTTTGGGCATATCAACCTCCAAATCATTACTAAGCCAGTGTAGCGGTTCGGCATTCAAGACCACAAGATACCATAAATGCCTTCCCATGCAAACAAACTTGTAATAATGTTCTTCTCTTTTACGCATCGCATACTGGTGTGATCTTCTGCCAATTGTCCTGTCATTACATCCGTTAATTGGACAATCCATAAAATAGAAAACCCGATCTAGTTTCTTCTTAGTCTGCCACAGCAAAGTTATCACAGCTCCGCTTACGCCCCTGTGTTTCGGGTTCGCTCCACGGTAGGGCAAATAGAATCTATCAGCATAAGGAACGTGGCCTGTGAGTTTCTTTGGCTCTGGAACTACATACTCAGTCCAGCCACAGGTAATACAAGAGAACCCGTCTCCGTCCTCTTTTGCACGTTTTTTACATCTCGGACAAATTTTCGACAACATTTGCATAACCCTATGATAGCATGACGGCGCAAGGAGAGGTAATCAAACTGTGGTACTCTGTCTCCACTTCGACAACCTCTGGCAACGTCCGGCTTGAACTAAACCAGGTTTCTCCTTGCAAAATATGCTATAATCGAAAGATCATTGTAGCCTACCTCAACTGGCTCCTTGATGTGTTTGGAGTAGTGAACCTGTCGAGCAGACACCTTTTTGCTAGACACCTATCACCTAACTGACTTGATGGGTTCATTGCTTTTTTAATTCCAATAAAATTTCCCTCACGCGTACGCGCGTAGTACTAGTACTAGTACTAGTACATAGAACTGTTTCTGTACTAGAACTAAAAGTACGTAGTGTAACGTAAGTACCTTTTAGTTCTAGTACAGAGAACCATGTACTTAGCACTGGCATTAAAAAGAAAAAACAAAAAGAAAAAGATCGAAAAGAATCGGCGGAAATTGCTCCCAGGGCAAGGCTCTCTGCGCAAGGCTCTTTTGCGTAAATTAAACTTAGGCGGGTATCCACCACAAACACGCCCAACCACCAAGCTCCACCCCCTACCCATCACCACACCACACCACCACCAACGCCCACCACCAGCTTCCACCACGAAACCCTGACCATAAAACCAATTAGAACAAAAGTACTGAGAAACTGTCTCTGGGATTTTTGGCCTGCGCCCGATCGCTAGAATGTAGCCCCAATTCTCAAGCCCTCCGAACATTGCGCCAAAATCCAAAAGTGGCGGAATTCGTAACAAAATAGCACCAAAATAACCTGATTCTTGCTACTAAATCCCTTTACTTTGTATGTAGGTTGATATACACTGAATTTACAACATTAATAGAAGGAGTATTACAAATGAGAACTAAGACAATGAGTTGGATTGCAGGAAGAGAGACCGTAGAAGCCCTATTTATTACTAGCCCAGTAACACGAAACCAAAAGCATTTAATTATCTATAGAGCATGCAAGAATTGTAATTTAAGGGTTCAACTAGGAATTAGACTACAAAACACAATACAAGGAGAAAAATAATGACTGAGAACACTACATACAATGGATGGAAAAACTACGAGACATGGACAACAAGTTTATGGATAGGTAACGAACAAGGGATTTATAACGATGTATTCGAGACTTGCAATAATGAAAATTTTGACTTAGTTGACAAGGTACAATATGTAAAATCCTTGATGGAACATTTGATTTATGACATTGAAGAATTACCCAAATTCGGATTAGTTCATGATTTATTAGGATATGCGTTTCAGAATGTTGACTGGGTAGAAATTGTCGAAGGATTTATTGACGACTAGACCAAATTTAAAAAAACCAGGATTTACACAAACACAAAACAAGGAGCTTTTAGAATGAGACTAGAAATGGATGTAGAAATTGTAGAAATTAACGTTGAGACTTGCGCACTATGTGGCAATGTGTGGAGTCGACATGAAATCGACTGGAATCATATAAATATTTTGAAATGCGAAGGAGAATAATAATGACTAATCCTACTGTAACCAAATGGCCTGTTAAAAATACACCACCTAATTTAAAGCAATTACAGGAGGCCGTTGGAGGGCTTTTTGAAATTATGCCTGATTGCTATGTAAC